TAACTGCTTCTCAAAATATTCCATGGGATGTTCTTACACCACAGGTACAGGCACAAATAGAACCTAAGACTAGCATGGTTGCTAGAGTACAAGGAACAAGCGGTACATCTTGCGGACCTTTCCCATCTGGAGTTACAGCAGAAACATCGTTTGTTAAAGATATCGGTTTCCAAGAAGTAACTATTGGTGATGAAAATTATTTTGCAGATACTAAGATAGTTGCTAATCAGATCAATGAGATTAACAGAATGAACAGTGTTAAGTCACTTACTCTTGAATTAAACTTAAGTTCAGAAGTTTCACACCTCTCTCCTGTAGTCGATCTCACTAGATGTGATATGATTACTACACAAAATATTATTAATAACATTGAACCTACAGCTGGTATTGGTGGAGAGACAGCGGGTAACTATATTACTAAGGTTGCTAGATTAGAGAAGAGTGCTACTGGACTTAAGGTTATGCTTGCAGCAAACACATGGACACAATCTAAGATTGTAGTCATGTATAAGTTAATTCCTGTTGGTTATGTTGATAGTTTAGATGATTTACCATTTGAGTTCTTTAACGCTACAGGAAGACCAGATAGCGGTGAGTTGGTTCCACAAAACGATTTGACTACATTTACAGATTATGAATATACTATAGAGGATGTAAATGAGTTTGATGGGTTCCAAATCAAGATCAGTCTATTGAGTTACAGACAACCATATATACCTAGAGTTAGAGATTTCAGAGGAATCGCTTTAGCATAATGGAAGAGATTGAACTAATCCCTGTTGAGGGTTACACCACCCTTGGCAGGGATCCTGCGTCTAACGCAATACTCAACACCGATACTACACAATATGAAGCTTATATAAAAGCAAGGAATGAAGCACGTAAGAAAACAAAAGAAATAACAGACCTTAAAGATGAGGTTGCAGAATTGAAGAGACTTGTAAACGACTTAGTTCAGAAGAAGGATAAATAAAGTTAAGCTAAATATTATATGGAATTCTTAGAGAATGGCAAGTGCTGTATCCAATCTACTAATATATCAAGGTTCTGACTTTATCATCGACTTTACAGTTGAAAACGATAATGGCACAGATTTTAATCTGACTGGATATACAGCTGCATGTTTGATAAAGAAGCACTATACAAGTAGCACATCGACTACTGTAACTGCTGCAGTTTTATCTCCCGCTACAAGTGGAAGAATACAACTATCTCTAAACAATTCACAAACCGCTGCTATGAAAAGTGGTCGGTATGTATATGACGTCGTAATAACTTCTAGCACAGGACTCAAATCCAGAGTCTTAGAAGGTTCAGTAAGCGTACTTGAGGGGGTAACACTTTAAATGGCAAGACTAAGATTCGGAGACCAATCAGTCCCAAGAGTCACTCGTGTAGCAACAGGTGGTGGCGGTGGTGGAAACTACGGAGATTCAGCTAGACTTTGTGGAGAAGGTGGAGCTGGTGTTGTGATTATCAGATATCCAGCTTAGATAAATATAGAAAACTGATTAATTAGATGGCACATTTTGCAAGATTAAATGAAAATAACGTTGTTGTGGCTGTACATAGAGTGTCAAACATTGATTGCTGTGATGAAACTGGTCATGAAAAGGAACATGTTGGTATTGAATTTCTCAGAAAATTGTGGGGAAGAAATACTATCTGGGTGCAGACTTCATATAACGGTAAAATAAGAAAACGTTATGCTTATATTGGCGGAACATATGATACAGGTAGAGATGCTTTTTTACCACCTAAACCATTTGATTCGTGGATTTTAGATGAAAACACATGTGACTGGATTCCTCCAGTAAAACATCCAGAACCAAATGGTATTGATTTGAATGATCCATTTAAGTATGTTTGGGATGAATCAAAAATGGAATGGCATAAAACAACTTCAGATGAAGATGTTGGTAAATACATGGCACAAATGAAACCTTTACCAATTGATCCAACACCAGGAGATAAATCAGTACGTGATACTGGTAAATTTGGAGATTACGTTGCACCTGAATAATAATTTATGAGATTTCCTACATTATGTGTTGATGACTTTTATAAAAATCCAGAACAAATAAGAGACTTCGCTCTCTCTTTAGAATATTCAAAACCAGAAGGAATTTATCCTGGTGAAAGAACAAAATATCTTCATGAAATAGATAAAAAATTGTTTCAGCAGTTTTGTGAAAAACTGTTTTCTTTATTTTTTAACTATAAAGTAGAACGTTGTGATTGGCAAATTGAGACTAGGTTTCAAAAAACATATTCATTTACCGATAATCCAAAAAATTTAATTAACTCTGGATGGGATCATTTAGATAACAATGTTTTCGCAGCTGGCATTATCTACTTAAACAAAAACAATACTATTGATAGTGGAACTACTATAAGCAAGTTAACTAAAGATATAGATGTATTTGATTATTCTATAAGAGATAAAATGTATCATGATCGGTTAGAAGATATTGATAAGTATAAAAATGCATTAGAGAATCACAAGAAACATTTTGAGGATACCATCATATTCAAAAATGTTTTTAATAGAATGATATGCTATGATAGTTCACAATGGCATAGAGAAACAAATTTGTTTTATGAAAATGAACCGAGATTGACACAGGTATTTTTTATACATGATGTAAAAGCAGAGTCATTTCCAGTAGAACGTTGTATGAGTTATCCATTATGAATAGATTATCTCTTTTTGAAACTCCATTATGGATGACTGAGTTAGACCTTGATTTGAATTCTCTTGAAAATAAAATTAAATTATTTTCAGATGAAACAGAATCTAAAAAACTTTCAAACGTTGGAGGATATCAAGGACATAATTTTCATGACGAAACTTTATATAACTCAATAGCAAATTGCATTCCTGTAAATAAAAACAAACCACTTAAAGATGTATCAATATATTCTTGGGTAAACATCAACAAAAAATTTAATAGGAATGAAAGACACTGCCACATGCACACTGATACTCTTTTATCAGGTGTTTTTTATGTAAAGTATCCAGAAAATTCTGGTACTATTAGATTTTATGATCCTAGAGGACATCTAATTCAGATGCAAAAAGACTATGAATATTACTATGATGGATATGCATACACATATATTAATCCAAAAAATAATTTACTATTACTTTTTCCATCCTGGCTAGAACATGATGTTGAAGAAAACAAATCAGATGATGAGAGAATATCAATAGCATTTAACATCAATGCTAAATAATAACACACACTATTACCTTTGATTACTATGGATCCTGCACAATTAAAAAAGAATTTTGAAGAACAAATTGCTAGTACAGTAAAGCAAATTGGAGAACTAGAAGCAAATTTAACGAAAGCAAAAGAATATAAAATTAAACTAGAGGGTGGTTTAGAAACCTTAAACTTACTAGAAGAAAAACCAGAAGAAACTGCTGCACCAGTACCAGAAACACCAGCAGAATAAATACCAGATCCCTTCTTCCTAAATAGGTAGGAAGGGATTTTTGTGTATAATGGCATCTCCAAGTTCTAGAGCTGAACTCATCACATATTGCAAGAGGCAACTTGGTGAACCCGTGTTGCAAGTTAATATTGATGACGAACAGGTTAACAACGTAATAGACGACACGTTTCAGTTTTTTCAAGAGAACTGTTACAATGGTATGGAACGTGCTTATTTGTATCACGAAATCAGTGCTGACGATAAAACTCGTTTTGCAGCAACAGTTACTAAGACAGTTACTGATACTAATGTAACACCAAATGCTACTGGAACTTGGTTAGAAGCAACAAACTTTATTCCAATTCCTGATCATGTAGTTGGTATTACTAGAGTATTTGGTCTTGTCAGTAACTCAATCCGTTCTAATCTCTTTGGTGTTGAGTATCAGTTGTTCTTGAATGATCTATATGCATTCGGATCACTAGATATCCTTAACTACTATATGAACAAACAGTATCTAGAAACTCTAGATATGGTTCTAAACAATGGATCTTTCCAGCAGTTTAGATTTACAGCACGTAATGATCGTCTATACCTTGATATAGATAAAGACTTTTTAAAAGAAGGAACTAATGTTCTTATTGAGTGTCATCGTCTTATTGATCCTACGGAAGCTACACAGATGAATAATGATGTTTTTGTGAAAAGATATGCCACATCTCTTATGAAGAGACAGTGGGGTCAAAATTTAATTAAGTATAACAATGTTCAGTTGCCTGGCGGAGTTACACTTAATGGTAGAGAAATCTACACAGACGCACTTGCAGAAATTGAGAAAATTGAATCTGAAGTTCTTAGCAAGTACGCAATACCACCAATGGATATGATCGGATAAAATGCCTACCAGTCCCTATTTTCCAACTTACTATCAAGGTCACAGTGGCGAACAGAATCTCATTCAGGATCTTGTGGATGAGCAAATCAAACTGTTTGGTTCAGACGTATACTATATCCCTAGGATAGCTCTGCAAGATAGCACTCTAGATGAAATTAGATACTCTAAGTATCAAGAGCAATTTCAAATAGAAATGATATTACAGAACGTCATGGGTTTTGGTGACAACGCTGAGTTCATTTCCAAGTTCGGTTTAAGAATTACAGATGAAATTATATTTCGTGTGTCTACAAGAAGATGGGATGAGGAAGTAGCTGAACATAATCCAACTCTTACTCTTGATAGTAGACCTAATGAAGGAGACTTATTATTTTTTCCGTTAACAGAAGATATATACGAAATTAAATTTGTAGGAAAAGAAGAACCATTCTTCCAGTTTGGTAAGATTCAATTTTATGCTATAACAGCTGAAATCTACGAGGTTGGTCAAGATGACTTTGATACTGGTGTTGCTGCGATTGATTCAGTTGAACAACTCTTTGATAATGCAATCAAGTTAGTCATGGATCCTGGTGGCACAGGAGACTTTACTGTTGGTGAAGAAGTTGTTGGTGATGAATTCTTAGCAAAAGCTACATCAACTATTACAGGTGATGCTGTAAGTGCAATAACTATTACAGACGGTGGTGCTCACTATAAAGTTGCTACACCACCAACAGTGACTATTACAGGAGGTGGAGGAAGTGGAGCAACAGGGACTGCGACGGTTAGTAGCTCAGGCATCGTTAATGGGATTACTATTTCTAGCGGTGGGTCAGGTTACACATCTGCTCCTACTGTCACCATTGATTATTCACCTAAGGACAATAGAGCAGAAGTCAAGTCTTGGGACAGCACAACAAGGTCTCTCCAAGTCATCAACAGGACAGGAACCTTTACCACTGCTGAAGTCATTACTGGATTAACTTCAGGTGCTAGATGGAGTCCTGAAACGTTTGACACTCTAAATAATGTCAACAGCAACTACGATCAGAACAGAGCGATTGAAGATGATGCTGATAATATAGTGGATTGGACTGAAGGAAATCCATTTGGTGAATTTGGTAATTTTACAGGTAGTATCTAATGTTAGGATCACATTTCTACAATCAGATAGTTCGTAAGAACATCGTGGCGTTTGGTACACTCTTCAATAATATTACAATGAAGAGCACAGATCCAAGTGACGGAACTGTACTAGAGGAAATGAAAGTACCTTTAGCATACGGTCCTAAACAAAAATTTATTGTAAGACTAGAAGAAAATGCATCTAATCAAAAAGTTGCAATCACATTACCTCGTCTTTATTTTGAGATGACTAGTATTGATTATGATGCTACAAGAAAGACATCTCCTATTCAAAAATACAAAACCATAATTGATGGTAATGGTGGTGAGGTAAGAGTGCAGTATGTTCCTGTACCATATAACTTATCATTTGAACTTGGTGTAATTGCAAAATCTCAAGACGACGCCCTACAAATCACCGAGCAAATACTACCATATTTCCAACCATCTTTTAGTATCACTCTTAATATGATTCCTGATATGAATGAGAAGAGAGATGTTGCTGTAGTATTGAATAACGTTGGATATGAAGACGCATGGGACGATAGTTTCTACGAACGTAGATACATCGTTTACACTTTAAACTTCACAATGAAGTCTTATCTATACGGTCCTTACAACACATCTGATGTTATCAAGAAAGCAATCATTCACGAAACACTTGGTGATAGAGCAGTTAACCGTAGAGCAATTACAAGAACTTATACACCTAAAGCAAAAACTGATATTAATGAAGATGGTGTAATTGATACAGCAGATGATGTGTTGGTAGATGGAGGTGATGATTTTGGATTTAATGAAGGGATAGAATTCTTATGAGCCTAGAAGAGAACATGGAAGAAATTCTTAACATTGATGTAGAGAATGTTGAGAAACCTAACTTACCTAAAGTAAAATCAAAAGAAGACGATCAACAAAAAGATTATGAATATACTCGTGGAGAATTGTATAGTCTTATAGATCAGGGTCAGGAGGCGGTCAAAGGTGCACTAGAGGTAGCACAGGAGAGTGGTCACCCTAGAGCATATGAGGTAGCTGTAGCAGCAATGAAGCACGTTGCAGACATGACAGAGAAATTACAAGATTTACATAAAAAAATGAAAGACCTTGATGAAGAAGCAAAAGGTCCTTCAAAAGTCACTAATAATGCTATGTTTGTAGGTTCTACATCAGAACTACAGAAGATGTTAAAGCAAATGGGTGGTGGAAAACGCTAAATAGATCTGTATACCCTGACATGGTATGAAGAACTATAAAGAATTTAAAAGACTCGCTGAGTCTGCCAGAGATCAGGATAACGGAATTTTAGAAGGTGCAGCCTGGACAAAGAAGGCTGGCAAGAACAAAGAAGGTGGACTTAATGAGAAAGGAAGGAAGTCTTACGAAAGAGCAAATCCTGGATCTGACCTTAAAGCACCAAGCAAGAAGGTTGGAAATCCCCGTAGGGCATCCTTTTGTGCTAGAATGAAAGGAATGAAAAAGAAATTAACTTCAAAGAAAACAGCCAGCGATCCTGATAGTAGGATCAACAAATCACTAAGAGCTTGGAATTGCTAACATAACTTATAAAAACATTATGAAATTAACTATTGCTGATTATATAAACTATAATTAGTATATGAGTTTGATATAATAATGCGTCTTAATCACAACGATATTCAACGTTGTATTACTGCTTGTAAGGTCTATCAAGATCAGACTGGTAGTGAATGGATGTGGGAACAATACGAATCCTTGATTAATAAACTCACTGTTTATAAAGATCAATATTCAACCGACGATTTAAAATGAACTATTTAACTAACTTAATTGTATACTTTGTTTCAACTCCTTCTGTTTATACCTTATCTGGAACTTGGGAAAAACAACCTTTAGTACCAGTTGAAATGGTATTCAGCACAGCAGTTGCTGTCGCAACACTAGGTGTTGTTGGTGGTTTGATGGTAGGTTTTTCAATTATTAAAATAAGAAGGAAAAAAGTTTAATTATGCCTGTATACCAAGATTACGAAATTAGAATTAATCTTAATGAATTGATTGAGAAGAGAATTCCATGTTGTGATCTATTACATCCTGATCACTGTTTAACAGAGAAGCAGGTTGCTGAGATTGCACATGATATAAGAATGGATTTGAATCTTCATGATATATTCAAACAAGTTGATCAACACATCATGAGATATGTTGACGCTGCTGGAATTGATAATAAGGATCATTGGGTTGAACCACATCTACCAGATTTAGATAGAGACATATCTGATGAAGTCGGCATTGATTTTGATTAAATGAGTGACATACATTTTAAGAGACACCGTGTGTTTCGTGAAACAGATGACGTAATATTTTACGATATATCTGTAGAAGAATCAAATGCTAGTGATCTTGTGGTGCACACAGGTCCTGCAGTATCACCTCCACCTGATTGCGTAGGAGGTAAACAGTTCTACATTCATAGTTTTCAAGATGACTGTAATAGAGTCATACAAGGAGAGAGAACTTTTGAGTTAGTTAACAGAGATTGGAAATATCCTTATCATATAATACATCTCAATGTACACAGTGGTGCATTGATTATACCTCGTGGCACATTCCATAGATCAGTGTCAGGTAAAGATGGATCAATAGTAATTAATCAAGCAAAGAGATACGATGGGTTTGATCCTAGTGCTGAATTCTATCCTGTTTCAACCGCAGAAAACATGGAATTGTATAACATTCTAAAAACTGAGAAACCTGTCATACATACTTTAGGTGAATGATTATGAACAACGTTGGATTAGAAGTTGTCTTTTGGACAATACTAGCACTTTATCTTTTAACAAAACTAGGAGTGTTTAAAAAATGATATCATTTTTATTTACAGCAGCAGGTTTTTTAAACTTGCTATTTTACATCTTTGCAATTGGATTTGTTATTTCATTGTTATTAGAACAATGGATAAAGTTTAGACCTTTATCTGTTGATGCATCAATGAATGAAAGAAACATGTACATTGTACAGAGCAACAGGAAATACTGTTGGAGACAAGCATGGATAGTTAACATCTATTGGTTCCTATGTAATGTAGGATTATACTTTGTTTCAAGAAGTATGGCGACACCGACAGATACATTTTGGAACGGAATATGAAACGTAAATTAGTTACTATAGGGTTTGTACTAACTTTGATGTGGGGAATTCTAATAGGATTACCAAGTGTTGCTGGTGCTAATCATCTACCTGTTATGTACGTTCAAGTACCACAGTGGGCAGATGATTGGGCAGTTTGTGCTGTAGATATACCTGATGCTAAATGTCATTGGTATGTTATGGCACCTGACAATACCTTTGGAGAAGGATTTGATTGGGAAGAGGCACCATGGTTTGATGCCACAGGTCTAAATGATGTTGCACCTATGCAAAAAGAAACAGTAGTACAAAAACTACAGAAGAAATAATGGTAGTTTGGGGTGTTGTTATTATGGTAGCAATACTTGTCGTAATAGTGACTTGGTACATCTACTATATACTAAAGATGTCATTTATGGAAATGAAAGATGGGAGCGATGATACCACCAAGCAGAAAGAGCTGCTATAACTTTAGAGTAACGGAGATAAATCGTGTTGTTGACGGCGATACTATTGATGTCACCATTGATCTTGGGTTTGACTTATACAAGAAAGAAAGAGTTAGAGTTGCTGGAGTTGATACGCCAGAGAAAAGAACAAGAAATTTGGAAGAGAAAGCATTGGGAATAGATGCTACAAATTGGTTAAAGAAAAAACTTGAGGATAGTATTGATGGAGATGATGAACTCACTATTAGAACTGAACTCAAAGGTGGCGTGGGTAAGTATGGTAGGTTGCTTGGTTGGTTATATGTTGGCGATGATGTGGTATCACTCAACGAACAAATGATTACTGAAGGGTATGCATGGGAATATGATGGTGGTACAAAACAGAAAAACTTTGAAGAACTACGTGAAATACGTAGGTCTTTTGGCACATTAAACGAGGGTTAAACAATGCAAAAATTTATTAATGCTATTGCTATTGCAAGTGGTATAATTTCATTAACAGTAGTAGGAAGTGGAGTAGTTATCTACTTACAAAAAGATGCTATCATTGAGAATGTTAAATCAAAAGTGATGGGATCAGTATTAGATTCAGTTACACCTGATCTAGGTGGCATAGCTGGTGATGCTATACCAGACTTTACAGGACCTGCTGCACCATTACCATCAACAGCAGTACCAACAGTACCATCATTCTAGATGACAATACCACTTATCTACATTAAGGGTGTTAGGATGAGTGATGTAACAGTACCAAATATATTTGTACCAAACTGGCAGTCTCAACAACCAAGTGTTGATCATTTGGTTCCTCCAGTTGTCTTGAACATAGGTAATCCTATTGTGGATATGCCTGGTTGTGTGAAAGCACACCAAGATAATCAGATGCATGTATCAGGTTTACCAAAGGATAAAAATCTTGTAGATCAAGATCCTGATC